TCCACTAATAAGTGTACATCGGTAATTAGACCTCTCCATGAACTCTTCCAAGTCGGAGACGATTTTTCTATGGGCAGTAAGCCAAACTCTTTAGATAAGATGCTTCTATCAAAACGGAAAGAATTTCTCAAAGTAATAACTTTAAGATCTCCAATCCCTCGTGATATTGCATTTGGATCTGCAGAGCAAGGTTCCGTTATGGTGCTTAATTTAAGAGTACCAGGTACTTTAATGACACGATATAGACTGAGTAATGAAAGTCACAATCGTATCTTATATGTATTCCCAGATAATATAGCTCTTCGATCACTCAACGGTATAAACCGAGGTAATCGAGAAGTTGTAAATCTAGGTAACGGAAGATCAGGCTCAAGGTCCCTAGGGCCCTTGATCCTGTCCTTACTTATCGCCTTTAGTACCGCTAGATGACTGGACTTTAGATATTTCACTGTGAAAACTGCTCCATGATGTTTTTTCATCTGAAGCAAGTATCCAGCAAAATTTTTAAGGTTACGGAGTTCTTTAAAGAGGCTTACCTTACCATCAGTACAGGCAGAGATTACTCTCCATCCGATACTGTGGCAAAGTCTAAGCAATTCGAAAGAATTACCTAGCGAAACCATAGGTTCGTGCACAATATTATCTTTAAAAGCATTCTTTCAAGAGAACATTAATGTATTTTTATTTGAGATGTTATTTTTCATCTTATTTATTAAATATGTTAGTGCTTAATCTCTTGGGACACTGTACTTTACAGCACAGTGGAGCCCACTCATTAGACAAGCCTAATCCTTTCTTGAGAAAAGGCCCCCAAAGCAAGATTAGTATACAAAAGTGTACCTATTTCTGCAATGGAAAGATCTAATGAGGGAAAGAAGAATCTAATAAACTAAAAACAAAGACAAAGAACTTACAAAAGTAAGGACGTATTGCATGTTAATAGTAATATCAGAGAGCTTCCGAGGATATAATTGTCCAGCGAATCTATTTCCGCTGTTCCCTTCACAGGGGACGGCAGGTCAAGAAGTCACTAAAACTCCTTACCAAAATCATTCACGGTGTAGTTATAGCTACAGCGCAATGACTAGGTAAGTATGTTGAACGACTTCCTTTGGGTAATACACCCGAGTTAGAATTCCCTTTAAGCATAAGCTGACAAGGACCTAACCGGACATATACCTTTGAAGAAGCAATTCTTCAAAACCATCAACCCCCTCGAAAGAGGGTTAAAGGTTTTCAGTTAATTTTTTAACTGAGTTTCC